GCACTTAACCTTAGAGCATACGACTTTGTATCTCAAGAGATAAGAGCAGCAGAAGACCCAGAGTTCGAGACTTTCTATACAAAGAACATTCTTTTAAATGAAGGTATGCGTGCTTGGATGTCATCTGTTGACCAACCTCACGAGAACTTTGTGTTCCCAGAAGAGGTATTACCAAGAGGTAACGCATTATAAATATTCTCGTTCGAGATAAATAGAGGGGATAAAACCCCTCTTTTTTTGTGTCTTATTATTATCCAGAAGGGTACTTCGGACCGATTTGCGACTCGGAAATAAACCCATCAACACCTGCAAGATATGTTCCTCCCACAGAAGTTGTACCTGTGCAGAGGACATTATTTCTTGATGGAAACCCTGCACCTGATCCTGAGAACCCAGAAGAGAATCAATATCTAAATCAATACTTCCCAGACATGCCACAGTTTTGGAAAGAGGTATGTAAATTTGATGAGAACGGTGTGCCATTTGATTGCGAAACAATATTCACAAAACCATATCCAAAGGACGGTATACCATTCGTAGCACCGAGGTCTAATCTTTTTAGTCCTGTGCTACCAACAATAACTGTAGCACCTGATTCTTGTTTACCATTTGATCCCGATATTAATATCAGACCTATCACAAGATTTAATCCTGACGGAACTTCAACAACTTATACTAGAACACAGAGATCAACACCCGTAACATTTCCCGTTTACAGTGACTTGTGGAGCACAGAGGCAAACAAGTATGCAGTATGGACAGATAACTCACAGTGTAGAAGAGAAGGTGTGATGCAGACAGTGACATATCAAATACCTATCCCTGCAACAGATAACTATACAATCACTGGTGGTGGTGATGATACATTAAAAATATTTCTTAGTGGTTCAACAACAGCATTATCAAACTTCAACCCTGCTACTGGTGGTATTTTTGCATCAGGAAGTTACACTACACCATACTCAAACACTGTAGCATTGAACTCAGGAACTTTAACGATGGTTGTTCAGTGTACCAATAATGCAGGTGGCACAGGATACGGTGACAATCCAGGTGGATGGTATGTAAAAATTTGTAGAGGTGGTGCGTGCTATGAACAGACAGCAGCATCTTGGATGAGAGCAGGACCACATCAACTGTGGCCAGCATTCATGAACACTTATGCTGCATTCCCATCTAACACTGATCCCACATCAGGGTCAGCACAGACGACATCAATCTCTATTAATATAGAGACAGCAGGAAACTATGTACTAGAAGTTGCTGCAGATAACACAGCATCATTCACATGGGATGGTGCAAGCATTGGTTCATCATCTAGCACTACTTCGTCTAGTATAAATATTAATACAGTAAGTACAGGTCCTCACACGTTAGGTATTAGTGTGACTAACAATACACCTGCATCGGGGACAGCAGATACTTGGGCAAATAATCCAGGTGGAGTAGCATATACATTGAGTCTAGGTGGTACAGTAGTATCAACATCACTAGACCTTGTATCAAATACTACAACATCTAGTAATCTGGTATGGCATACTAGATTAGGAACAGGATACGCAGTAACAACAACATAGTGGAACTACCAAAGATTAAAAATGAAGATCTACCTGATAGACTCAAGGAGATTCTAGGTGATGCTGATGCTGAGTTTGAAGCAATAGTAGACCCTACAGATATTATCGATGTTCAATTAGATTTGGATGAATACTATAGAGGAAAGACAGAGACTGCAAAAATGCTTTTAGAATCCAGAGAAAAACTAGAACAGATCAGACATGACTTTAAACGACACCTTAAAACAGTGCAAGAAAATAATCAAAGCACGCAAGAAAAATAAAGCACTCTATACAAAGGCAGACATTGCCTATGTAAAAATGATACGAGATCAAGAAAAGAAAACACTTGACATTAAGTAAGTATTAAGATATACTATATAATAATACAAAGGACTCGAAAGATCGTAACCCTGCGTAGATTCAAAGACACCCATGTCGGGGTAGTCTAACATCCGCAGGATTTTTTATTGTCTTGCGAGAAACTAAAAACAAAAATGATCAAAAAAACATTCGCTGCCCTAGCAGCAACCCCTCTTCTATTCTCTGGTGCTGCGTTTGCAGGTCCTTACGTTAATGTGGAAGCAAGTGGTTCATATCCAGACGGAGCATACTCATCAGGAACTTGGGAATTCCAACTTGGATACGAAGGTACAACACCTAATGGTATTGATTGGTATGTATCAGGTGGTCCTACAGTTACTCACACAGAGAGTGCTGACGAGTTCGGTGACACTGAACTAATCGGTTACATCGGTGGTGGTAAGTCTATCACTGAAAGCGTAGGAGTATACGGTGAACTATCTGCAGCAACTAACGTTGATGACGTAGATTGGTCTGGAAAGGCAGGACTTAAGTACACTTTCTAAACTTTAATATATAAAGTAAACCTATGGGGACGCAAGTCCCCTTTTTTATTCAACACTACTATGAACTTCGCTGTTTACACAAGAAATGGATGCCCATACTGCACACAAATCAAGCAGGTACTAGAGGGAAAGGGATATAATTATAGAGAATATAAACTGGGGGTTGACTTTCAAAGAGAAGCGTTCTATAATCAGTTCGGACAGGGTTCTACATTCCCTCAGGTTGTCTTAAACTCAAGTAATCTTGGGGGTTGTACTGATACTGTTCGATACCTAAAAGAACAAAACCTCTTATAATGGAAGAATTCTATGATCTAGTTGAACGAGCAGTTGATACTGCCTTTGAAGAAAACAAGTTTTACTTTAAGGCATATGATTATCTGGTTGCTAACAAGATCAAAAGAAAACAAATCACAGAGTTCATTGAGTCTGGCACTGCTGTTGGTCTAGGAAATCTAGTTGATGACCTAGAAGGATACATCAAAGGTGGTAAGAAGAATGAATATCTGCGTGAAGCGTATGGTCATCTAGGTAAACCTAGAGCAAGAAAGATAAAGGATTATGTCTATAGCATTCTAAAAGATGCATGGACTTATGAATTATTTAAGAGACCAGGTAGAAAGAAAAGGACTAAATAATATTAGTTCAAACATAGGAGGTTGGTTTCCAAAGTAAACATTAACCAAAGGGGGAACCAATGCTAATAGCACTAGCAGTTTTAGTTACTATCGGAGCATTTCTTTTAGGAATAACGATAGCATGGCAAGCAAAAGGATATGTAGAAGACTACATTGAAAATGCTGCCTACGCAAAGTCAGTTACTCATCCAGAAATGCTAGATGAAGATGGTAACATTATTCACGATGAACTTATCTACGTCAGACCTGCATCACCTTGGGATACACCTCCCGATCTAGATGACGAAGACGAAGAAGAATGATTTCATTATCAAAATTATGGCAACACGAAACATGGATAACAGCAACCCTAGGTTGCTGCTAAGTGAGATACTAAGAAAAGTATCTAACGCAAAAACAAAGAAGGAAAAGATTGCGATCCTTCACAAACATAACTCTCAAGCATTACGTTCTATATTAATCTGGAACTTTGATGAGAATGTTCTCTCTGCTGTACCAGAGGGTGAAGTACCATACACACCTAATGATGCACCTGTAGGGACAGACCATACTAGATTAGAACAGGAGTACAAAGGTCTCTATCGTTTTGTAAAAGGCGGTGCAGATAGTCTCCCTAGTCTAAAAAGAGAATCATTGTTTGTTCAACTACTAGAAGGACTCTCTGCTGAAGAAGCAGAACTTGTTTGTCTAGTAAAAGATAAGACTCTTGGTACAAAGTACAAGAGGATTACTAAAGCAGTTATCTCAGAAGCATTTCCGCAAATCAAGTGGGGCATTAACAGAAGTAAATGAAGGTCATTAAAGAAAACTGTGATCCAAAAGATGCACAGGACAAGTCACTACCATACACTGCCTATCTCGTAGAGTATAAGGTGGACGGTAAAGAACGTTATGATATTTCTATTGCTCAGAAGGCAGTAGATCTTTTTGATTATTATTATGATCTATACAAAAAAGACTTCGTAAAATTTACCCAAGCAGCAGGTAGAGTCGCACCTAATATGTGGCAGAACCCTGCAGACAAACCAAAGAAAACTGCAAAACAAAAACCTAATCGTAGATGAGTGTAACATTAGTATCCGTGACACCCGATGCTGAAAAGACTATCGGGTATATTGCTCGTGTGAGTAATCCTAATAATCAAGATAACCCTAAAGTTGCAGGGTTACTTAAGTATTGTATCAAGCATCAACACTGGTCAATATTTGAGCAAGCAAGTATGACCTTGCAGATTGAAACTACTCGTGCTATAGCAGCACAGATATTGAGACACAGATCATTTACATTCCAAGAGTTTAGTCAGAGATACGCAGACTCATCTATGTTAGGAGAAGAAATTCCTATGATAGATTTGCGTAGACAAGATGATAAGAATAGACAGAATAGTATAGATGATATCGATCCTTTTGTTAAACAAGAACTGGAAGTTGATATCAAAAAACATTTTGATGAGGGAATGAAGTTATATAAAAAACTATTGGGATTGACCGTTGCCAAAGAGTGTGCTAGAATGGTTCTACCTTTAGCAACACCTACCAGAATCTATATGACTGGTTCATTAAGATCTTGGATGCATTATATCAATCTAAGATCAGCACACGGTACACAAAAAGAACACATGATGATTGCAAACGATTGTAGAGCAATCTTTATGGTACAGTTCCCTATTATCTCAGAAGCATTGGAGTGGACACATGCCTAGTTATCCTGTAATCAACAAAGAAACTGGAGAGAAGAAAGAACTCTCTATGACTATGAAAGAGTATGACCAATGGCGAAAGGACAATCCTGATTGGGATAAAGATTGGCAAGCGGGTGTAGGTGGTCATATGTATGGCAAACCTAAGATGGACGATGGTTTCAAAGAAGTCATGTCTAAGGTGCAAAAGGCACATCCTGGTGCTAATCTATCTCGTTTTACATAATGGCAAGAGCACGCAAGAAAACTGGCACTCCTCAAACATATCCTAACGGTATGACAAAGAAGCAAATGAAACGTAAGAAACCTATTGATTCTTCGTACATGACTGAGGTGAAACCTTTAACAGAGAATCAAAAAACTGCCTTCGCACAGTACAGCGAGGGTAAAAATTTATTGTTACATGGTGCAGCAGGTACAGGTAAAACTTTTATTACATTGTATCTTGCTTTGAAAGAAGTACTTGACGAGTCTACACCTTATGATAAAATATACATTGTAAGGTCTTTAGTTCCCACTAGAGAAATTGGTTTCCTACCAGGTGACCATGAAGATAAGTCTGCTCTATATCAGATACCATATAAAAACATGGTAAGATATATGTTCAGCATGCCAGATGATAACTCATTTGAAATGCTGTATGATAATCTTCGAGCACAAGAAACTATTAGTTTCTGGTCTACAAGTTTTATTCGTGGTGTTACATTAGATAATGCTATCGTTCTTGTAGATGAGTTCTCCAACCTAAACTTTCATGAACTTGATTCAATGATTACAAGGATAGGAGAAGATTCAAAGGTCATGTTCTGTGGTGACATCACACAATCTGATCTAACAAGAGAGAATGATAAGTCTGGTATATCAGACTTCATCAGAATCTTAGAGGAGATGAAAGAGTTCTCATGTATCGAGTTTGATATCAATGATATCGTACGCTCTGGTCTTGTGAAGTCCTATCTCATCAGCAAATATAATCTAGGTCTATAATGTTTGACTTTGTAAATGTAAAACTTGAAACACCTGACGTAGAACCTATTAATAGGAACGGTATAAGGTATTATAAAGTACCTGATACAGATAAATACTTTCCAAGTGTAACCTCAATCACATCGTTTAAGAACGCTGCTTTCTTCAAAGATTGGAGAAAGAAAATTGGTGAAGATGAGGCAAATCGTATCACTGCTCGTGCTACTCAGCGAGGAACTACATTTCATAGTATCGCAGAAGATTATATCCGAGGGAACTTGGATGTTGATCAGTACATTGGTAACAATCCATTGTCTGTTCGCATGTTCCAGACCGCAAAGAAAGAGATAGACAGGATTAGTCGAGTCCATTGTCTAGAAACTTTCTTGTACTCTCACTACCTTGGACTGGCAGGACGTGTGGACTGCATTGCTGAGTTTGATGGCGAGTTAGCAGTGATAGATTTTAAAACTTCATCTAAAGAAAAACAGGAAGATTGGATCGAGAACTATTTTGTTCAAGAGACTGCCTACGCAGCAATGTTCCTAGAACGATCTGGAATCGAGGTAAAGAAAATTGTCACACTCATTGCCACAGAAGAGGGAACTACACAAGTGTTTGAGAAATACAATCTTGATGACTATTTACAACTACTCAAATCATACATCAACGAGTTCGTCTCTTTCCATAATGCTAGATAAACAAGTCAAGAAACAAACTACAAAGAAATCTAAGAAAGATCTTGATGATAAGTTTCTTACACCGACTAAGTTTTCTCAGGAAATTGAGCGACTAGTAAAAACTAGTGGAGGTCTTATATCATACATCGAAGCAGTAGTAACTTACTGTGCAGAGAATGAAATAGAGATAGAGACCGTACCTAAACTATTATCTAAACCACTCAAGGAACGCTTGAGACATGAGGCAGAACGTCTCAACTATATGAAAGCAACTTCTAAAGGAGTATTGCCACTGTGACAGGGTTTGAAGTATACAGAACTTACTTAGCACTCAAAAATCACTTCACTAAAAAGAACTACGACTTCGTAAAGTATAACGGTAAGGTTCGTGCGAATGAGAAATCATTTGAACAAAGACTTGACCGTTACTTTTTTAAGAAGTTAGCAGTAAAGTATAATGAAAATGAAGTCATTGAATATTTTATTGCTAACTTTCTAGAAGACCCTAGGGGTTACATCAAATCATTTAGTGTAGATAACTATACCAAATGGAAACATAAAAAAGAGTCGTTGACTTATAAATTTAAAGAGGACGTGAATGCATTACTAGATGATGTCGAAGCACCCTACGACAAATCATTTGGTGATATATTTAGAGCAAGTAAAGGGAAGCATCCTAACATACTCAAACGTTTCTATGCTAATGATATATCATTAGAGACATTGGTAATATTTGAGACATGCCTTGGGTATGTAAATGATCTAACTAAAGTATTGGTTGACCCTATATGGGATGACACAAAGATGAAGATAACAAAATATCAACCATTCTTACAGGTAGATTGTAAGAAGTATAGGGGTGTAGTACTAGATGTAATCAACAGCAAACTATGAGTTTTTTCAAATCCGAACAAGTCCAAGAAAATC